AAAAAAACCTTTTTAATGGGGGTCAAAAGCCCCCATTTTTTTTAAGCCTATGCTTGAAGTAATATCAAACATAAAAATAAGGAAGGACAACACGATTGTTCCAATTACAAGATATAAATTGACTTCGTTGCGACTTGATTTATACACATCAATCATTACAATAAAGGTGGAGTTTTACAGAGAAGATAAATACTTATTTCACAGAATATACGAAATGGGAAAAAGTGGGGCAGACACAGATGTAAATGACTTAATCAACCAAGTTCATAATAGAATAACAAATGAAAGTTAAATCACTTTTAACACAATATTTTCAAGGCGAACAAGTGTATAATTACGGGGGACAAGTCCCTGGTATATTATTTCCTGGTACATCACCTTCACCAACCCCATCTATAACACCTACGAATACCCCTACGCCTTCTATTACACCAACTTACACAACCACCCCAACTCCTACAGACCCAAGAGCATGTAGAACATATGAAATTACAATAACAGGCGGTGGTGGTTCATTATACACTTATGTAGATTGTAATGATGGACTAACTAAAAACTTATCAATACCACTATTTCCATATCCACCATTTAATTGGTGTGCTAAACAAAATACAATTACCTATGTAAATGGTGCTGTTGTGGTAATAACGGATATTGGAACTTGTCCTTTACCAAGTCCAACGCCTACGAATACAACTACCCCTACAATCACGCCAACCAATACACCGACAACAACACCACCAATAGTTTATTCAGGTCAATTCTATACGGGTAATACCCAAAGTGATGCTTGTGCCACAACTGGTTCAACAACTACATTATACAGCTCACAACCATTCTTCACAAGCGGACAACAAGTATATTACCAATTACCCTTAACACCAACAAACTACATTCCAATAAACATATATTTGACTAGTGGGGGAACATCTTACATTTATGAATATTTGATGTTAAATCCAGGTTTAGTTGATTTGGGTGCTTGTCCTTCACCTACACCTACGAATACCCCAACGAATACGACTACACCGACAACTACACCTACACAAACGCCTACAATTACCCCTACACCATCTTCAACATCTTCACCAGCTGCCGACCCTGATGCAACGGCTTACTTAAATGCTGTTGTTGCTGCGGGAGGTTCTGTAAGCTCAATCCAAAGTGGAGCAACATATAATTTGTTCGCTCAATTAAAGGCAAATGGTATTTACAACAAATTGCGTGTTTTCTACCCAATGCTAGGTGGAACTTACAATTCTATAAGAATTGAAGCTAAATTACAATCAGCATATTATTTAACCCAAAGTGCTGGATGGACTTATGGTTCAAGTGGGGCAACAACCACATCAAATACAACACATAGTTCTTACTTATCCACCAATTTTAGTGTATCTGGTAATTTAACAAGAGCAAACACTTCATTTAGTTTTTATTGGATAAATAACTATGGATATACACCAAGCAACGATAAATATTGGGCTGGAGCTTATACAGGACAATATAATATGTGGGCTAATAATCCATATAGTCCAACTACTTGGCAAGTTATAGGATACTTAAATGGAAGTGATTTACAATCATTTGACCCTACCACAATAGGTATAAATCCTAGTGCTGGTTGTTATTTCACTAATAATGAAATAAATACTGGTGGTGATTTTATCACATCACAAATAAATGGTATTCCAATTACACCAGCAAAAAGTATAAATGGTGGAAGTAATTTACCGAATGCTGATTTTTATTTAGGTAATTTATCATTAAATAATTCACCTTACCAGGGTATTCCAGGAACCTATTGTTTCTTGCATCTTGGTGATGGTTTAACACAAATAGAACAGGGATATTTGGCAGCTATTGTAAATCAATATCAAGTTGATTGTGGTAGAAATGTTTATTAAAAAATAAGATATGATATACATTCAACAAGAACAAACGAATAACATTTTTGTAAATGTGTCGCAATACAAGACAGGAAACTATGGTGCGAACCCTAGATATTTATGGCGTTTGCAAAATAGTCAGGGAAAAAATATCATATCATTCTATCCCGAAAATGCCACATCTACATATCCATCTATGTATGCTAATCGTTATGATGTATTCAGTTTTGATACATTCAAGGGATTACCAGTCAATTTGGATTATACAGGTGGGACGCCTTGTAATCTACATTTAGAAAACGAAAACCAGTATTGGTTGGGTGTATATGAAATGCCACCTAATTCACATTCTTTAACCCCTTCTGCTGATAAAGTCCTGACTTCGTTGGCATTTATATTCGTTGCAAAAGATAATGTCTTCTACACAGGAAACACCCTTAATTTTGACCCGAATGTGATTTACTACAAATCATAACCCTTTTACTTATATTTATACTATATGGACTTAAAAAATAAACCAGAACCAAAGATACATTCGTTTAATATTGATTACTTAATCAATAGATTAGACACCCGTGAAAATAGGGAAGCAACCATTAGGTCAAAGCCTTGGGTATTATGGGGTGAAAAGAATGACTACCCACAATTCTTATTACAGGTGAAAGAACATTCCCCTGTTATGTCGGTATGTATTGATGCCAAAACCAATATGGCAATCGGTGAAGGTTGTGAAATTGAAGGGTTAGGAAATGTATTGGTAAATCGCTATGAAACAATCACGGAACTATATTACAAATTGTTCTATGATGTTTGGTTATTTGGTGGTTTCACCATAGAAGTAATACCTTCAAGGGACGGAAGTAGAATTGAAAGTATCTATCATATTCCTTTCCAAAATATCCGTATCGGTAAAGGTGAAGGAGACAAACACGATGAAGAATTGGATTGGTTCTATCACTGCGATGACTGGCAAAATCTAGGTCAAAACAGAGTTATTACCAAGTTTCACGGATTAGACCTTGAAAGAAGGGATGCGAGACAATTATACTATTGGAAGAATTATACCCCTACAACGAACAGACATTACCCTTTAACACCATATCAAAGTGGTATTGATGCTTGTGTATTAGAAGGTGAAATATTCCAATTCCACAAGACCAATTTAGCAGCATCACTAATGCCAAACTTATTCGTTAGTTTGATTGGAGACCCTACCCCTGAAGAAAAGTTAGAAACTTATGAAGAATTGGTTAGGTCATATCAAGGTAAGAACGGACAAAAACTAATGTTGGCTTTCAGTAATTCAGCTGACGAAAGACCAGTCATAGAAGCCATTAGCAATAATGGTAATGATACATTCTATACGGAAGTATTGAATATGTGTATCCAAAGTATCCTTACGGCACAACAAGTGTCGTCCCCCTTATTGATTGGTATTCAAGGATTTAGTAGTAATCCATTCAGTCAAAATGCTGATGAATTACAAGTAGCTTGGAAGCATATGATGGAAATTGTAATTAAACCGATGATAAAGAAAGTAAATATGGGTCTTGAAGGTATTTTAGCGTTGAAGTATGATAGACCTGTTAAGATAATAAACAACCTTAAAACACCTGAACTATAATGATGATTTATTGGATTGACGAAAGTTATGTTCGTGATAATTTACCTGTTGAATATTCCCTATTAAGTGGGAATATCTTACCAGCTTTACAACAAGCTCATTTCATAAATGCTCGTGATATATTGGGTGATAGATTGTTTGATAAGATAAATGAACTTATCATCACGAATACTATGGACGACCCTGCTAATGAAAGATTTAAGTTCTTGTTAGACCAGTATATGCAGAATGTGGTTCTTTACTGGACGCAGGTTTATTTGACTACCAACCTACTTGCAAAGTATGCAAACAGAGGGGTGCAAAGTGAAAGTGGTGAGTTCAGCACCAACGCTGATTTAAGTGTTTGGAGAACCCTTAAGAACGAGTTTAGTGATTTGGCGACATATTATTCCCAACGTGCTAATGATTGGTTATTTTGGAACCAGAACTTCTATGTTCCATATTACACATATATGGTTGCTAATGGTCTTCAACCTGCTAATCCCCGTGAGAAGTTTAGAAATGGTGGAGTAGTATTAGGAGCTAGAAGAAGATTTAGCTGGAACAATCAATGCTGCTACTAATTTAACCAACCCCAAGATTTACCTTTTTTAATACCATAGATTGCTCCTGTAGTTGTTGAAAAGTCCTTGGCTATATCAATACACCTTTCACCAGTAGATAATCGTTTCTTGATGGTTTTAACATCGTTTTCAGTCAATTTAGATTTACCATTACCACTTCCTTTTTGCGGTTTATGTAATCCTGTCTTATTTGCGTGTTTTATATTTTCTTCTTGATTTACCCATTCCAAATTGGAATAATGATTATTTGTTTTACAACCATCAATATGATTGATATTAGGTAAGTTATTTGGATTAGGAATAAAAGCCATAGCAACTAAACGATGTAGTCGTATAGTTTGTCTATCTGTCCTTGAATAAAAAAATGAAAATGCATAGTATCCATTATTCAACACTTTTGATAAATGCTTACCAGTATTATCATTTCTAATATTACCAAAATTACTAATTGAATAATTTGGGTGATTTTGTATTTGTTTCCACACTTCTTTTTCCATACTACAAAGATAGATATTTATTATTATATTACAAAACAAATGTATCTACCAATATACAATAGGGGTGAAAGCACCGCAGGTTATGTATCACGTTGTTCTAGCACAAGTGATATGATTAAAAATATCAGTAGCAATCAAGTTAGGGTTGCAATCTGTAGGGAGCACGTAGAACAAATTAGAAGTGCTATGAAACAACCCTTCAGTCAAGAAGAACCTAAAAGAAAATTAGGTCAAAAAAAATAGTTTCATTCTATTGAGTTTTTCGTTTTTTACAATATATTTATTATTGTATCTAAATCATATTGCAGTTTATAGTGCCGACACCTTTAACGGATATGAGCCGAAGATAGTAATAACCATAATGGGACTATGGTGAAGCAATGTCGTTAAACGCTTCTAAACTTTAATTCACAAGATTATTGGAACGGACAACTAAATTATTGAATTGGTTTCGGTTCTTTTTGGGGGCTTTTTCTTGCCGACACCTTTTTTTCTACCAAGATAGTATATTAGTTTGTTTGTTATTTTAATTTCATTTATACTTGTAATATGAAAGATTTAACTAATATCCCAAAGAAATATCATTCCGTATTCACTACTGACTGGAATAAAGGTAATGAAAGTAAAATGACTTCATTAGATAGAATGGAAATGAATAATTTGTTTCTTGAATATAACAGATGGGAAGTCAAAAAAATGATTGATAGTAAGAAACCAGTTCAAGAAAATATTATTATTGGATTTGTTAAAGATTGAGTTTTTTTTAATTTATCTTATATTTATATGTATTGGGGGAAGCATTTTTTTTTTACTATAAGTAAGTCCCATTATCTTATAGTGTTTTGTTCTAATATTCTATTCAGGTCATCGTCTTCCCCCTTTTTTAATTTTACCTAATATGCAACAACACGAGTTTATTGTAAGACGAAAAAGAATTGATGAAAATGGGGAATGGGAATACGAGTGTGGTAATTGTATGTTGTGGATGCCAAAGAATAAGTTTCGTGGTTGTTTAAGATATATTGATGCTTATGGTAATTGTTTGATGTGTAGTTCTTGTAGAGCAAAGAAAGCTCACGCAACAAGGGAAGGTGTTGTTGAAAAAGCCATCAACGAAATATTGATAGATATGGGTTATGACCCCTATTCCAAAACACCAGTATGGAAACAATTTAATAAACGACACGGACTAAAGTGATATTTATAGTTTATGAACGACAATTTAATTTTAATAGTATCCAACGCTTTAACAGGTATTGCCACGTATATTGTATCTAAAAGACAGAAACAAGCAGAACTTGAAAATAGTGTATTACGTAATGTGGAACTGGCAGTCAATATCTACAAGAGCTTGATTGACGACCTGAAACAAGAAATACATTCATTAAACCTTAAGATACAAGATTTAGAAAAGAAGGTTGATGATTTGATGATAGAAAACAAGAAGTTGAAAACCAAATATACGACTGGTATTAAACCAGATAATATTAGAGGATTGAAACCTAAAAAAGAAGTTGATGGAGAAAAGTTGGATTGATGATATTGAAGCAGAACAACTATTCAAGTTAAGTAAAGAAGAACAACGACAAGTAATTGAAAATGGGGTTGATTTAATACTTCAACAAGTTATTTTAACTAGTGAATTGACTAGTAGGTCAAGGGCAAGAATATTAAATGAATTATTATATGGTCTTGATTTACGAATAGAATACCTAACAGAAACAGAAGAATATGAAACTTGCCATTACCTAAATGAAATTAAATGGTGTATTCATTCAAGATTAAATAAAAACGAAATATAAGATGTGTAGTTGCAAACAAACCCCATTACAGAAAGTAGAAATGCGTTTAGCAGTTAAAGGGTGGGATAGACTGGCTTTAAGTGAATTGAAGTTGATAGACGAGTTCATATTTAGTAAATTGGGTATGTCCCCTAACGGACAAGAAGAAAGAACAATAATGTATGGACGAGCAAAACAAGCCTAAAAGAAATTATGTTTATTCAAGGGAGCCCAAGAATAGACATACCACGATTACAAAACAAAATTGTATCGTTAAAAGATTAGCCGAAGGTAAATCGGTAGTTCAAGCCTGTAAAGATTGTGGGACTACGGAAGTTTCTTACTACAGATGGAAGAAATACGACGAGGAGTTCAAGCAGAAGATTGAAGAATATTTCCAAATAGAGTTAGAACAGGCGGAAGAAATATTAAAACAATCTTTAAGGGACAATCCCAACTTGCTACAATTCTTCTTAAAACATAGACACCCCGAATACAAGGTTAAACAATCCATAGAGTTAAACCACACGGGACTTGAAAAAATAGAAGTTAAGGTTATATTACCTAACAATTACCAAGATACATCACAGGAAGACCCAGAAGTTCTATAACGCCATTATTATTTGGGGTCGTGTTGTAGGGGAAAGTGTAAAAACTTTCCCTTTTTTTATGCTTTTATTTTGGCAGTATGAAAATAAGTTGTATCTTCGTGTTATGAAAGTAATAGAAACAAATATGAACGATGGGATTGATTTAATCCACGAATGGTCTTCAGTTGAAGAAGCACTTAAAAGCGGAAGATTTGATTATGTATATCAAATGTGGTGTGATGAATATGATGATGAAATGGAAGAATATGATATTAAAAATGAAGATGACCTATTCAACTTCTTTAGAAAAGAATGTGATGGTGTTGAAGATTTTATTGAAAAAATATCTTACCCATTTTATTTGGCAGAATAAAATATTATTCATAACTTTGTAAAACAATTAAAAACACACACACTATGGAAAACATTAAAAAACTTTACATCAAAGAAAACGGAACACCAATTTACACCCACTACAACGGAAGCTGGAATGTTATGAAAATGGAAACCACCGATGGTTTGGACTATTCTTATAGCATTAGTGAAATGATTGACGATAGTTTGTATCAATACGAAGAAGAAAATGGTGAATTGAATGGTGATGACTACGACCAATTTGTTGCAAATGAATTAGAATACATTGCTGAATGTTGTGGTTGGGAATTGGTAAGGGCTGATTGGTTTTTGCAAAAAGAAAGTCAGTTGAACTACCTACATGCAGAAATGATGAATACTAATTGTGTATGTGATTACATCTTCAACGGAGCAGAAAAACCACACTTCACAAAGATTTGGCAACAAGTAAGCGAAGGAAACAATCGTTATACTATGGAAGAAATACACAAAATTATCTATGAATATAATAATACTACAGAGTTCGCATTCATTATGGATTTGGATAAAAAGTTTTATGATAAGGTAGAGAAGATGAAAGCGAATGTAGAAACTAATGATACTGAAAAACTTTGGGATATTTTTCTAAATAATTTGGCAGATTAAAATAAAAGACATACCTTTGTAAAACAATTTACAATATAACCAAAGTTTAATATATTTATAGATATGGGAACAAAAGCAACATTTAAGATTTACAACGATGGTAAGTTCGTTATTGGTTCGTGGATTAAATACGATGGGGGTGTAAGTGAAACATCTGTATTCCCCAACTTCTTGAAGAACCTGAAATATGACTTGGATAAGAAATCATTTTACGACTATATCAACAAGTTCGTAAATGATGGTAAGTTCGGTAGTATGTTTGGTGATAAGAAAAAACCTTTCATCAACCAAATCAACGATGAAGGTATGACTAGTCCTGATGTGTTATTTTGGGATACTTCTATGAGTGATAAGAAGTTGATGGAAAATTACATTTGGGGTGAATATACTTACGAAGTTCGTTTTACCAAAAAAGTAATCAACATCAAGATAAACTATAATGGAGCTGAAAAAGTATTTTATATGAAGAGGGATTTTGGGACTGGTTCTATTATTGGAACTATCAACGAAGTTCAAGATTGGGTAGATGATATTGAATACGGATTAAACGATTGTGATTGTAAAGAACATTAAACTTAAAATATAAAAAAACAAAACTATGATTGGCGCTTGGAAACTTACACCCGAAGATGTGGTGGAAATCAAAAACTTGTTCGCAACGACGAACTTATCAAATCAGGAAATTGCTGACCAGTATGGTGTAGCAAGGGAACACATTAGTCATATCCGTTTGGGTAGAAGATGGAACACAGAAAACCATTCGTTTCTTATGAAGGAAGAAATAGAAAAAAAGAAACCAGAAAACTTTATCATTTTACATATTTTAGATGTAGAGACCTGTGAAGTAATTACGGCAATCCATTTATCACCTGATAAACTTGTAGCTCTAAATGATTACATTACAGAATGTTATATCAACGAAAGCGGAGGAATGACTTTAATTTTAGAAATCTTCGCATAGTCAGTTGATTATATTGTAAAACTAAACTATATTTGTAAAAGAAAACGATGAATGGATAGGAAAGCTTCATTTAATAATGATGGGAGATTTGATATTAAAACCGAACCAAAGTTCTTAAATGGGACGATGATGGAACTTCTTTCTTGGGATATACTTTCACAACCCGATATGACTTTTGAGGTTAAAAGTGAAAACAAGAATAAGTGGGGATTGACTGGAAATGTTTTTATTGAGTTCCAACAACTAAAAGGAAACGAATGGGTGGCAAGTGGAATATCAATAACCGAAAGTGATTATTGGGTTATTGTCTTAAAAGATTATGATAATGAAAAAATTGAAAGCATAATCATCACCCCAACCCACAACTTAAAGAAACGAATTAAAAGGTTGTATAGAGCTGGTAAAATAAGTATTGAAGGAAAACCCAAGACGAAAGATGGAACAGCAACAAAAGGTTATATCGTCCCAATCCAACATCTTTTTCTATACGATACGGAGTTTGAGGAAGACAGAAATATTAGAGTAAAAAAAGCATTAGAAGACAAAAAAACTAAAAACAAATAATAATGGCACAAAGTAAAGAAAGACAAATCGCAGCACAGAGTTCGTTGAAACTTGTGAATGAATGGGCTAATTCCTGTGGGAAATGCTTAACAATTAAAGACCTGGTGGGTATATCGGTCGTAATCGTAGATTATGTGGAAAATGGTTATTCCGCAGAATTGGGAAAACGATTGGAAGCAATCCAAGACCATATAGACAACAGGAAATAAAGATATACCAAGTAGAAAGGTAAATGGTTCATATTTGGTTGTTTGCTAATAACCCCATCTTTAATACAGGTGGGGTTTATTTTTTACAACATAAACCTATATTTATTATTATCGTAATCCCCATTACGATGTATTCTGGGGATTGTGGGACATTTTCGGTATGGAAATTAAAGTATCAACATTATATTTGGATATAGACAAAGCGGTCAAGGAAGGTAAAAGACATATCTTCTTGCGTGGGTCATCAAGAAGTGGGAAGACATACCAAACCATTTCATATCTAATCTTATACATTTTACAGAACCCCAACACAACAATCACAATCGTTAGGGACACATTAGTATCAATCCGTAATTCAGTCCTAATTGACTTTCAAGAAGTAATGAACCAAATGGGTTTATACAACCCCGAACTATTCAACAAGAGTGAAGTGGTTTATAGATTTGATAATGGTTCGTTAGTTAGGTTCTTGGGAGCAGATGATGGTAGTGGTAAGCTTCGCGGAATGAAACAAGATATAGTTTTCATAAATGAAATCACATCAGTTAGTCAAGAAGCATTTATTCAGTTAGACATTAGGACAAATAGATTTATCATAGCCGATTACAACCCATCTGCAAGTGAAGATTGGTATGTGTATGACTTGGAAGAAATCCCCAACAATAAACTTATTATTTCAACCTACAAACAGAACCCCTTTTTAGATGACCGAATTGTTAAATCTATTGAAGGTCTTAAGGATATTGACCCCGAAATGTATGAAGTGTATGCATTAGGTAAGAAGATTAAACCCCGTGAAACAATCTTTATCAACTGGGAAGTGGTTAAAGAAGCACCAAGATATTCCAAAATGTTAGGTGTAGGAATTGACTGGGGATATTCCAACGATGAATGTGCTTGTGTATGGGGACTTATCAACGAACCTGATAATGTAATCTACCTTAAGGAAGTATTCTATGAAAAGGGATTGTCTAGTGATGATATATTGTTTAAGATGAAAGAAGGGGGATTACAAAAGACATTTGAGGTCATCTGTGATAGTAGTGAGCCCCGAATGATTGACGAGATTAAGAAGGGTGGTTATTCACGAGCAAGGGGTGTTAAGAAGGAAGCAGGGTCAGTCCTGTATGGTATTACTGAAATGAAGAAATACAAAATACAGATTGACGAAAGCTCCACCAACCTTATAGAAGAAATAAAGAACTATAAATGGTTCAAGGACAGGTCGGGGAACATCACCAGTAAGACCACAGGACGAGACCACTTATTAGACGCCGCACGTTATTTAATCACCGAAATGACGTATAAACCAAAGGTGAAATATAGTTTTATGTAATATGATAGATTTAAGATTAGGGGATTGTTTTGATTTGATAAAAGAACTACCCGATAATTCAGTTGATTTGGTAATAACATCACCACCATATTCCAATATCTTATCTTATGGTAAGAATGTATCAATTAAAAAACCTGATGAATATGTGGATTGGATACTACCATTATTTACAGAAATACATAGGGTATTAAAACCATCTGGTTCTTTTATATTGAATATAAATGATAATTGTGAAAACGGATACAGAAGCACTTATGTCTTTGATTTGATTTCAAGGAACAATAAAGAAACCCCATTAAAGTTATATGATGTTTTGACTTGGTATAAAAAAAATGGATTACCGAATGGAAGTAGAAAAAGATTTAGAAACCAAACTGAATATCTATTTCATTTTTGTAAGGACGCTAAACAGATGAAGTTTTATATGGATAGGGTATTAGAAGAACCAACAGAAACCACAAAAAAAAGATATGAAACCCCCAAGTATAATAGTCAGGGTGAAGTGATTGATGGGGTTAGGAATAGAAAGAAAGAAGTATGGGTTAGAAGAACAAGTATGAAGGTTGATGAAAATGGTGTTAAAGACCCAGATTTAGTTAGAAGGGAAGTCCCTGAATTAGTCCGTCCTGATAATGTGTTTAGGTTTCCAACAGCATCAGCATCAAGGGATAATGAAGTAAGACATCCAGCACCATTCCATAAAGATTTACCCACATATTTTATCAACTTACTAACAGACGAAGGGGATACTATCCTTGATGTATTTTCGGGAATTGGAACTACTGGATTAGGTTGTGTGAATAGAAACTACATAGGGTTTGAGTTAAACCCAGTTTATTTAGAATATAGTAAAAAAAGATTAGATTATGAAAAAGACATCTAGTATATCCAAAAAAATTGAACGGAAGAAAATATCAAGACCAGGTATTCATTCCAAGAACAAAAGCTCAAAGCTAAAAGGGTCAAAGAATTATCTTAAAAAATACAGAGGACAAGGAAAATGAAAGTAAAAAGAAACGGGAAGGAACTTGTATATGATTACAAGACATTATTTCTACACGGAAAACACCACAAGAAACTTAAAGATTTAAGTGATAAAGAACAAGTCCCTATGGGGAAACTAATTAGTAAATTGATAGACCATTATGAAAGTCGTATTAGATAAAAAAGAATATGAAGTTAAACCTATCAGTATAGAACATTATATTCTATTGCGTGATAATAAGGACATCAAGGACTTCCAACTAATCCATTTACTTACGGGAGCTCCATTAGAAGAAATTAAACAAGCCCCCTTCGCTGATGTGAAGTTTGTTGCAAGTATGTTGATGCAAGAATGGGGTGAAGTAGAAGAAGTAGCACCATTAGATTTGGTAATAGAGTTCAACAAGAAAAAGTATGGACTGATTAAACCATCAAGTATGTCTTATGAAGAATGGATAAACCTTGAAGTGTTTATGGCTGAAAGTCCATTAGATATGGTGAAGCTTGCAACCCATCTTTACAAACCATTAGCAAACGATAAGATTGGGGTGGAAAGGGAACTAATCCCATATTCATTAGACGAGTGTATGTCCCGTCAAACTGAAATGGCAAAGCTTCCAATTAGAACATTCTTTTCAGCCCTTTTTTTTTTAGGAACTTTCGCGACCAAACTTACAGAAGCTTCCCTATCATCTATGGAGACGAGGCTGATAGAGAAGCAGAAAAGAGAAGAAGCAAAACCAAAGATACTACACCAGAAGAAGTCAAACAAAGCGTAGTTGATTTTTATTACCAATCTTTAATGATGTGCGCTCAAGACGATATACTAAAAGTAAATCCAATTCTTAAACTTGATTTGTATGAAGTATTGGGGTATTTATCATATAGGTTAGACAAAGCACACAAAGAAAACCAAAGAAACCAAAAAGCAATCCAATAATGACTATAAAAGATTTTATTAAACTATTCGCCTACTTTACGGCACAACACCCAATCTTAAGAACATTTAGTTGGGGTAATTTGGCGGATTATTCCCGTGATGATTATATCACAGAATACCCTGCGATGCACGTTGTTCCCCAACCATCGCTAGTTGAAAGAACATATGCGAACTTCAACTTCACAATTCTATTCTATGACTTGTTAAATGAATATGTAGATGGAGACCCAATCAGGTCAAACCAATTAGATAGTATGGGTCTTACCGAAACTATCTTAAATGACTTCTATGCATTCTTTACCAATCAACTTACGAACTATGGTTTCTTTCTAACTACAAGTGTGAATTACACCCCTTTCGTTGATAGGTTCAAGGAAGATGTATGTGGTGTTGAAGCAGTCATTACAATCACCGCAGAACAAACTGCTTGTATTCCCCCATTTGTAAATGAAAATGGTTTCTTGTTATATGAAAATGGGAACACGATGACTAGTGAAGATTGTGAAGTGGTTAGTTATGCTTCCCCTTCTTGTCCTAATGAAACCATCGGTCAATTACCAATCTTTACAGGTGATTACACAGGGGGTTGGGTTGTGTTTAATAATTCAGGTAATACAATAACTTACAGAATAAATGTAGATGACCTTAAAGGTAATTCAGGAAGTTCAGGAACAAGTGGAACATCAGGCAGTTCAGGAACTTCTGGTATAGATGGGACTTCGGGCTCATCAGGAACAAGTGGGTCTTCTGGCACATCTGGAAGTGGGGGCACTAGTGGCTCATCAGGAACTTCGGGCTCAAGTGGAACATCGGGGACTTCTGGTAGTTCAGGGACTTCGGGCGTTTCAGGTTCGTCTGGAACTTCGGGCTCAAGTGGCACATCGGGAAGTTCAGGCACAAGTGGAACAAATGGTTCAAGCGGAACTAGTGGGTCATCAGGAACTAGCGGTAGTTCAGGAACAAGTGGTTCTAGTGGAACAAGTGGCACATCAGGAACTAATGGTAGTTCGGGGACTTCAGGTAGTTCTGGTGTTTCAGGTTCTTCTGGAACTTCGGGCTCAAGTGGGACTTCTGGTAGTTCAGGGACTTCGGGTAGTTCTGGTGTTTCAGGTTCGTCTGGAACTTCGGGCTCAAGTGGAACATCGGGAACTGGTGTATCGGGAACAGATGGTTCATCAGGTAGTTCAGGAACTAGTGGTAGTTCGGGAACGAGTGGAACAGGTATTTCGGGAAGTTCAGGAACATCAGGTTCAAGTGGAGCTTCAGGTAGTTCGGGAACTTCGGGCTCATCAGGAATTAGTGGTTCATCTGGCACATCAGGAACTAATGGTAGTTCGGGAACATCGGGAAGTAGTGGAACAAGTGGGTCATCAGGAACTTCGGGAACGAATGGTTCAAGTGGAACATCAGGAACTTCGGGAACGAATGGTTCAAGTGGAACATCAGGAACTAGTGGCGGAACAGGTAGTTCAGGAACATCGGGAAGTAGTGGAACAAGTGGAATAAACGGAATAAACGCAAATGCTGGTGGCGGTGGTGGAACTAGAATTGCCCCACCAACAAGTTCTTGGATTACAACTACTTTAATAAGTGGTGTTTCAAGTTTGGTGGCTTCATTAGGTTTTACTACGAATATTATTTATTTATTACCATATGTTCCACAAAGGTCTTTTTCATATACGGGTTTGAGTATAAATGTTGTTGGTAATGTCGCTTCTACGAATATTAAAATACTTGTTTATGATGACTTAAATGGATTACCAAACAATAACATAATAACTTCAAGTTCATTATCAAAAGCAACTACAGGATTAAAAACTTATTCTGTATCAGGGACTTTTAGTGCAGGAACGCAATATTGGTTTGGTGTAATAAACGATACATCAACGGGAACAATAACAGCTACACCAAATACAACAATACAAACAGCATTTCCATTTTTAATTGCATCACCAACAACAACGACACAATCATTTACATATAATTCATCTTTCGCATCACCAGCATCATCAATAACCGCATCTAGTATAACACAAGGAACTAGTGCATCATCACTACAATTTCTTATTTATATCAACCAATAACAATATGAAAACAAAAATAGTTAGACACGAAATCTATGATGATAATGGACTTATTGAAGTCCGTGAATATGAAGTTGAAGATACAACCGAACAAGACATCAAAGACAAAGAACAATTACTTTTACAGATGTATCAAGAACTTCAAGCATTAAAAGAACAAACCCAATAATCTAATGGAAGAAGAACTACTAAATCTTATTGGTAAGTTTTTGGTTGAAGCAATTAGAAAGCAAATAATGAGCCCCGAAGCTCGTTTTACAAAAAGGGGTAATTCACCAAAACGACCACCAAGATATAATTTCTATGCTAGTGGTTCATTATACAATTCTGTATCTTATATTATTAGAGATGGGGAGATTGATATTCTAATGAACGACTATGGGGTTGATTTTGTGTTTGGAGAAGGTAGTTGGCCTGGTGGTGGAAGATACTATCCCGACACAAGAAGAAAGGGAACAAAGGGGAAGACATCACCTTTAATCGCAGCATTAGAAAAGTGGGCTAAAGACAAATTACATCTTCCCCAAGCTCAAGCAAAAAGCATGGCATTTGCCACAAGAAAGAACTTATTTAAGGCTGGATACAAGGGTTATAGATTATTTAATGATAAGTTCCAAGAAAAAATAAATAACTACATTAGTCAGTTATTAGAACAGCCACAATACCAAGAAGCAGTATTAGGTGATATATTTGACCGAATAAATATTTTTGGAAATCAACAATACCAAATAGCAATATCATAATGATTACATTTTTATCACAACCAGATATTATACAACCAGTTTATTCTAACTTGGTTTTTCAGTTCCAATCAACAGCGGCAACTGACCCCACAATTTACAAGTATAGATATGTGGTAAATGTCTTTACACAAGACGGACAAATCACACAACTTAATATCACCCCTTCAACACAAGGTTGGGGACAGGTTGATTTATCCCAAATCTTATTAAACTATACATCATCAAAACCTGTGAATATCGGTTGTTCTGGTGATACACCAATCCATCAAGCCAAATGGGGATATTTGGAAAACAATATGATTGTCTATGATATTATAGTTGGGGAAGAATATGCGACAACCGCTAATGGTGTTGTATCCCAATATAATGGTTATGGAGCTGCTGGTTCCCCTGCCGTTCGTTCTAAAGTATGTTATGCAACGAATGGTGTGAAGGAATGGTTCAACGGGAAATCCTATGATTTTGAGCCATATTATCTAACAGGACAGACAGGGACATTCCCCCAATATACTTCAAGATTTTTAACAGGTAGTCCAAGAACAAGATATATTCGTGATACGGATAATGCCTTACTGGCATCATTAAATTGGTATAACGCTACTGGTTATATCGCTAATGGTGTGTGGGGGACAACATCTTATACTGATGGATACTTACCATCAAAAAGGGTTCATTCGGCTTTATTCACTTTCTATGACGAACAAGATAATGAAATAGGAACAGGAAGAACTTACAATATTAAGACAAATTGTGGAACACAAGAAAATTGTGCCACATTAGATTTTCAAGAACCACTAACATCAAATTGGGCTGAAAAACAAATTATCTATGTCGGCACAGGTGTTCCAAACATAGAGGAAAATGGTATATCAGTTCCAGCAACTACGAAATACTATAAGGTGGAATTAGAAAGCCACGACCCAAGTAATCAACCTTTACCACCAGACCCTAATTTAACAGCATTTACAGATTGTAGTTGTTTTAGATATAACTATGAAAATACTGGTTTAGCACCAGTAGTTCTTGAATACTATGATTGTGATGGGGTATATCAAACATTTAATATTGACCCAAGTTCTGTCGCTGATTGGTGTGCTTGCCAAAACAGCAATCTAATAAATGGTAATGCATTTGACCCTAACTTGCTTCAAGTGGAAGCTTGTGATAGTTGTGTTTGCACCACTTATGATTTGATAAATAGCGACCCCGATTTTTCATACACTTATTCTTATCAAAATTGTAGTGGAAATACCATTACTGGTTCGGTTTTACCTGACGATACTTTAAGGGTTTGTGCTTGTTATGGTTCAGTTGTGGCTCCTGATTTAACGATAGATGAAGTAGGGACTTGTCCTTTACCATTTGTTCCAAACTGCCAAGAAATTGCAGTATCCACATTTGTTCTATATCCATTAGACATCACTTATACTGGTTGTTGTGGAAATGAACTAACAATCACAATCCCACCATTCACATCGGTAGTATTGTGTGCTAATTATCCTTTCCCTACTTCTGTATTATGGGAATGGTCTGTTCTTACAACTTGCACCCAACCAGTTTGTCCTACACCGACACCCACACCTACACCTGTTCCATTACCATCAGGTCAATCGTTCATCGGTAGAAATGTTTGCACGGGTGATATAATGTATTTCAGTTATTCAGGTAATCCAATATCTATCGGTCAATATGTAAATTACATCAACGAAGTTTATGAAATCACAGCATTAGGTGGGGGTGGATTTATTCAGTTGGTTTCGCCTTGGATATTTGATACTGAAGCAAGTGCTTTAGCTATGTTCCCTTGTTATTCAGCAACCACAGGAACTTGTTTAAGTAATGTTGTTGTGAGCGAACCATTCTATTATTATTTTAATGAAGATTGTTCGCCAGGTAATCGTGTTGTTTTCTGGCTTGGAAAGTTTGGCACTTGGGAAAGCTACAATTTTACAGAAAGGGAAGATGTGGGTTATTCAGTTGAAAAACAAATAATACAAAAATCACCTGAACTATATTCAGCTGGTTGGGATACACCATCTTATCAAGGGTGGAATAGTAAGCGTGATGTATGGTCGCAAAAGGTCGCACAATCAGGTATTCTTTATACGGACTTCTTACCACAAGCAGAAAGCATTTGGTTGTCCCAAGAAATCACACAATCCCCATCTGTTTATTTGGTTCAAGATAATGGTGTGTTATTACCAATCACAATTACCAATACAGAAGTGGCACAACCGAACTATCAAATCAACAATAACAAATACCAATTCCAAATAGAATATAAAGCGGCTTACGATACAATAAGACAAAATCACGAATAATATGGTAGAATTATGGTTAAAATCCAACACGACTGATGTATGGGAAAATATAGATGTGGGTGCTGATTTAACAATCGGCATCACAAAGTCATATGAAGAAATTGAAGATTTCCAAACAAAGAAATCAACATATTCTAAAACCTTTACAATCCCCCGAACAGCAAAGAATAATCAGTTTTTTGCATCATCATTTCAGGTGAATAGTGCAGGATTTGAGAATGATATTGTTGTTCCCGCAGTTGTTAAATATGGTGGGGCTGATGTCTTTAATGGTTCGTGTAGATTAAACAAAGTAATCACTTCATTAAACGGGGGATATTTTGAGGTATTCTTAACACAGATTTTACCTGACTTCGCTAATAGTATTCAAGATGTTAAACTAATTGAATTAGATTATTCAGGTTTAACACATACATTAAACTACGATACATTAGTATCCACTTGGGCTTATTCTGGTGGGTCATACAACGACTATCCAGACATCGTTGGTAAGATAGTATATCCGTTAGGATTTTATGGTTATAGCGACACAGATTATTATAGTCCTTTCAACACATCATCAACAGGTTTTACATCATCACAATACCCATTAGCCGTAGGTCAATTCGCGCCTTGGGTTTCAGCAAAATATCTTATAGATAAAATATTTGATAGAGCTGGTTATTCATATACCAGTTCGTTCTTTAATAGTGAATATTTCGCAGGGATATTTTGTCTAGCTAAAACCAATAATACACAAGGGGCAACCAAAGTAAGTGCGGCAACACAGAACGAAAATATATTTGAGGTTTCACAGGGAAGACCCACCTATATTGATACTGATGACGACAACTATAATATAAACTATAACAAGTCATTTATATTTCAACAAGTAATCAACAACCCGTTAAATGTATTCACAAGAGCAACCAGTTTCTTAAATAGACAAAACTATTTCACTACTGCTGTTGCAGGAAAATATCAATTCAAGATTGGATTTACCTTACAATTAAGGGACAATTATTTACCAGTAACTTATCTAAATATAGCCATAAAAGATATTGATAATGGAACAATATACAGAGAAATACAAGGTATAGCAATTCTTCAAGGACAACCTACAGAGTTCAAGGACATTTATATGAACGCCACAATACCTGCTGGTAGAAGGGTGGCTTTATGTTATTCAAGACAATTAGGTGGTGGAGACCCACACGCTCAAATCTTAATAAGTGCTGCAAATTGGAAATTATATGCTTCCCCAATTTTATCGGCAGATAGAAAAGTTTTATTACAAGACAATCTACCTAATGAAATGTATTGCCTTGAGTTTTTTAAGGGGATTGTAGATACTTTTAATCTTGTGGTAATACCTAAAGGTCAGGACGAACTTTTGGTTGAAAGATGGGAAGATTATTTTGCTGGTGGTGATGATTTGGATTGGAGCCAGAAACTTGATTTATCCACAGATTATCTAATTGAACCTACGAACAATTTAACCAAAGAATACATCTTGAAATACAAAGATAGTAGTGATAGATATTCCCTAATAAATCAACAAAGAAGAAATCAACAATTTGGAACTTTAAGGAACATATCATCAGCACAATTCCAAACAGGGAAAAAAATTATTGAAGTTCCATTTGAGCCCCTACCGATAAGTGTATTTGATGGGGAAACCCCGAGCACCATTTTAGTTCCACATATCTATACTTGGAACCAGGGCGCAAGTAGTAATACCGCACAATATACACCATTAGGTTCTAACATTAGATTAGGTTTCTATAATGGATTATTAGATAGTAAAATTACAGGAACAACAACCCCCTATTATATTCTATCAGGAACATCAGGAATAAGTCATACAACATATGCGGCAATATCCCATTTAAGTTCTTATGAATATTCCCCATCAATATTTAGCGACCTGAACTTCCAAAATCAGTATGATTACTGGCAACCGATGAACGACAGCTATATTGGATTTACGAATAATGATATTTTTAATAACTTTTGGAGGACAAGGGTGGAGCAATTATATGCAAGTGATGTAAAATTATTCACGGGGACATTTAAGCTCACCCCAACTGAAATAAACAACATATCTTTCAACGATAATGTATATTTCTTAAATGCATGGTGGAGGTTATTATCTATGACTGATGCTGATATTACAGACATCAGTAAGGTTGAATGTAAGTTTATCAAATTACCATATATCACAGCAGCATCAATACCACTTATACCCCCAACTTACAAACAGGCTCCATTCGTTCCAACCCCTACACCGAGTTCGGCACCATACCAGTATGTTGTATTTTCAAGTCAAAATATTGGGGAAATGTGTAATGAAACAGCAGGACAGATTGTGGTGTGGTCTAATTGTAGTCCAACATTATCTGCTGGTTGTTCTGTATTCCAAGATAGTGCGGCAACAACCCCGTATAGTGAAGGCACTTTAATTAAACAGACGGGTAATAATACTATTTATCAAGTAATAGAATATGGTATAATAACCATATTTACAGAATGTTAAAAAAACAATTATGGCTAAAGAAATTGCGTTAAAGCTCAAAATAACCAGCGACGGACAGGAAAAGGTAATCAGTAATCTAAAAGGTCTTGAAGAAGAATTAGCTTTATTACAGGAAAAAATAAAGACCCTTGATTTTGGTAGTGCT